CATACTGCAACGCAATATTGACCGCCAGAAACGGTACGCATACCACGTACTTCTGCTTGATTAAATAATTGGGCGGCAACCGTTAGTCCAGGCGTAGGGTACAAAGCTACTACCCCGTTTTGACCTGGTTGTTTTAATGGGTCAATTTCAGGGCGAAAGTTAATACATTCCTGTGCATCTTGATAGATGGACGGGGCTTCGTATGATGGGCCAATAAATCCAAAATCCGGCATATAGCCCCTTTTATCTTAAGAAACCGCCAGTTAATATCCATCCAGCATCTTTTTGACGTCCAACCAACAAAGCATCACTAAATGTTGAAGCTTGGATTGGGCGCATATTAGTACGTTTCAAGGTTGCTTTTGCTTGTGCCGCAAACTTGCTAATCATGGCCATAGCCGTTGGGTCATTTTTTCCATACATAGGTGCCAAACGTTCTGCAAGACACCATCTTAGGGCTAATACGTAGCCTTGTGGCAACACAATATTGTCATATACCGTTCCATAACGTGTAAACAATGTGTCAGCAAAAATGTGCATTTCACCTTGGGATGGATTTGGCCATACAAAAATATTGCCTAATGGGTCACTAGGTTGGTAATACATGGCTTTTGGCCAAGGACCTGATAAGGTCTTTAAACCAATCATTTCATAATTTTCAAGATTGAGGACTGCAACGGGATAGTCCAAGCCCCCGTTAACAATAGGAGTACCGTTACTATTAGTATTAATTCGCACAAAGCTAGACTGAATAGCAAGAGGGCGCTGATAATAAGCGTTAATGGCAGTTGAAGCAACTGTTTGGCTAATGCTAACAGTATATGTGCCGTTGTCATTAACATTCCCGCCGGCGCCTGTACCAAACGCAGTAATAGTTGTGCCATTTGCAATTCCTGTTCCACTTAGGGTTTGCCCTAATGCCAACGCACCTTGGGTAATACCCGTTACAGTTAAAACGTTTCCAGTAATAGAACCGGTAAAGTTAGCCCCAATAGTGCCACCAGGACCGATTGTGTATTGAATTTGACCTGGTGTAATGGGGAATATGATTTCAGTCTTATAGCTGACCATCATGGATTCATTGGACCATTGGTCTAGCATATCGTTTAACATTAAAAACGCATCTTGGACAGAATCCGCAGTTGGTGTTTCGCCAGCCGCTAAAGCGCCAATATCTTTTAATGCACCGCTAATAATGTCAATTGGCTGGGCCATATTATTCCACCGTAAAAGTATCTGATAACCAAGGCGCTACAATTGGTTTATGCGTTTTTAAAGCATTAATTTGCGTTTCTACACCTAATTTTATATGATTTTTGCCATCAAAAATAGCTTCCTTCTCTAACCAATCAGCTATCATTTGTTCGGTTACATCAGCAAAAGGCACTTTTTCGCTTGGTTCATTAAAGTAATAATTACCTTCAGTTTCTACTGAAAGTTCACCATCTGTTCCTACAAGATGATATTTGCATCCTGTAATCACTTCATCTTGAGCAAAGACTTCTAATATTTTCCATTGATAATTCATATTTATCCTATTAATGCTGTTACTTCAGCTTGTGTTAGTCCTAATGCTGTTAGTTTAGCTAGTGCAGAAGCCTTTGCAGCTATGGCATCTTGTGCATCAGCTTCAGCCTGTGCTGTAACTGTGGCTAAATCGTAAGATACTTCATTGCCGTCTGCATCATAAGCAAAATCACCTACTGTACGAACTACATTAGGATATAGTTTATAAATTACGCTAATTTGCTCTTGGGTTATCATGCGGCAATTTCCATTAAAGTAATTGTTGAAGTAACGCCTTGGCTTTGCACAGTAACAGATGCCACATTTGCCACATTCATAAATTGAGTTTTATATGTTAATGCGGAAGTTGTTGCTGGTGAATCTAAATAAGATGAAGAAAGTGAGCCAACAATATTTCTTAAAGTGGAGTTTGTATATGCTGTATATCCACCCAATCTAATTAAATTAGAACCATTTTTAAGTATCCATAAATCAATAGCATTGCCAGCATTTGATGAATCTTTATCTAAACCACATTGATTTACACAAATTAAAATTTTGCTTGTAGAAAATAAAGGAGTTATGGTTGCAGTTAATCCAGTATCAGCAAGTGTGCTTGTTGAATTGCTTGTTTGCGTTGAATAAGTAGCATTAACCACTTGCAACACTTTACTAGGTGCAGCTTGTGGATTAGTACCATTAGGGAATGTGACTCCTTGCGAGCCATCGAGGACAATCGACATTATGCTGTTCCTTGTGTATCTGCTGGCTGGGCAACATTGCCTTCGCTAACCCATTTTAGATATTCTTGGTAGTCTGTATTGGCTGAGTCAAAAGGGATGGTTGCGTTATCGCTTAAGCGAATTACGCTGTTATTTTCTATAGGTTTTCCATCAAGCCCTAATTGAGTAATTGGTAATTTATACATTTTATAGTTCCGCAGTAGCAGTTAATGCAATGTTTCCTGATGTACCAGCAGCAAAAAAGTTTCCTCCTGCGCTCCACCATGAATCTGAGGCAGTTGAATAAATTGTTGCGCTACTACCATTATACGAACCAGTAGCCAAACCGACAGTAGGTGAAGCTCTTTTAGTAACCTTATAACTCCATTGATAAAAGTTATATATTCCAGCAGTAGTTGCTGTGGTTGAAACTGCTGTTTGTCCTAATCCAGTATAAATAGTATTTTCATAATATCTCTGACACAAAGCTAACTCTTGCTGATACTGACGATACTCAAATCCAGTAGCAATGCTTCCTACTTCTAGTTGAACACCAGTAATGTAAAAGGTTGCTCCGCTTGTTCCTACTACGGATATTGCTCCTGTGGCTGTGTTGTAGTTTGTTCCAGCCCATGTTCCTGCTGTTCCACTATAGGTAGAACCCACACCAAGTCCAAATACAATATTTATTCCTGTTGAGTTATCTGTAGCCCAAGTACCTGTGGTATCACCAGCAACAGTTACACTAATTGATGTCCATGTGTTTGCAACTGGAATTGAATATGTAAAAGGATAAGAACGATTTAATGCACCATTACGAATAGAACCACCAAAAGTTCCTGTTAGGCTTGAATATACTTGGAATGATAATGTAACAGTTTTAGCATTAGCAGTTCCCCAAGCTAAGTCGGCAATATTATAACCTTCAATAGATTGTTGAATAGTAAAAGCATCGCTAGAACCAACAGAATAAGCAGAAGAAGATGTTACTCCTAAATATTTTGTAAATCCTACTGGTGGCGTTACAGAACCAGCATTTTGTTGGACTGTGTATTTAGAGGCTACAGTTCCTTGTGATGCAAATCTATCAAGAGTATAAGTTGTAGTTGTGGTCTGAGTAAAACTACCACCATTATTTCTTTGGTCAATAACCATCGCACCATTAATAATGCGGTTCTTCATAATAGAAGCGTTACCAGCTCCTAAATTAGAGCCAGCTACACTTGTGCCTATTTGGTCAGCATTGACTGTTCCGTATGCCATTATGCTGTTCCTGTTAATGCTTTAATTTCATCGGCAGTTAAGCCAATGGCTGATAATTTAGCTATTGCAGATTCTTTAGCGTCATTTTCTGCTTTTTTTTGTGCAATTTCTTCGGCTTGTAATTCTGCTAATTTAGCTTCTACGGCAGCTTTGTCATAGGCTACTTCTTGCTCGTTAGCGTCATAAGCTATATCGCCACGAATCGTAACAATGGATGGATTAAGTAAAAAAATTGCTGTATGTAAATTAATCATCCTGCAATCTCCATTAATGTAATTGTTGCAGTCCTATTTTCAAGTTGAGCAGTAACTGTATATGGCGATGACCCAACCCTCATTCCCATTGTGTATGTTGTTGCGGATGTAGTTGCTGGAGAATCTAAATAATTTAAACAAATTGAAGAATCAACTTGTGAAGAAGCATTATAAAGTCTTGCCATTCCATAGGTAGCATCACCAAGATTTGTTCCAGATACAGTACCTCTAAAAATTGTAAAAGAAGATGCTTGTTGAAAAGCAGAATTAGAACCACTTGTACTACAAATAATTAAAATTTTACTTGTAGAAAATAATGGTGTAATACTTGCAGATAAACCTGTACTCACAAAAGTACTAGAAGTGGAAGATGTTGCAACTGCATAATTAGTACTAACAACTTGCAAAACAGTTCCAACTGATTTATTGGTTAATATTGTTCCAGTAACTGCTGGAAGCGTTAATGTATTCGTACCAGCTACGGCTGGAACTGTAACTGTAACTGTACCGCTTGTATCGCCTGAAAGAACCATTGAACTCATAGAATCACCCATCTAGAACCGCTAGGAACTGTTACTAATTTACCGCTTGCGACTGTTACAGGGCCTACAGAAAGACCGCTATACCCGCTTGCGATTGAGTAACTTGTTCCTACAGTTAAATTATTAACAAAAATACCATTACTTGCTACTTGTTGTTGTGCTGATAAATCACCAGTAGAAGGGTTATATTTTAACTCTGTGCTTGATGTATAAGCAGTCGAAAGTGTTCCGCTGGTGGCGGCGGCAAACAATGGATAACGAGTAGCATTAGTAGTTGTATCGTCTGTAATCGTTGCACCACCTGTAAATGTTACCCAAGTAGGTGCTGATGTGCCATTAGATTGTAATATTTGACCAGTTGTTCCAGCCGCAGTAAATCCAGTTGTATTAGTTGCAGATTGATAAGGAACTGCACCAGCTACACCACCGGCCAAATTAGTCGCTGTTGTTGCAGAAGTTGCAGTTGCCGCATTTCCGCCAATACTTAAGCTAGTTGCTGTTCCTGTTAAACCTGTTCCAGCGCCACTAAATGACGTTGCGGCCAAAAGACCAGTAGAAGGTGTGTAATTAAGTTTTGTAGAACTGGTGTATTCAGTATTGGTTGTTCCTGAAGTTACCCTGGCAAACAATGGGTAATAAGGTGTTGCAGAACTGGTGTCGTCTGTAATCGTAATTGCAGTTGTTACTGTTGACCAGCTTGGGGCGCTTGTGCCATTAGAAGTTAAGAATTGCCCAGTTGTTCCGGCGGCCGTAATTCCCATAGCAGATGCGCTTGAATACACTACGCCACCGGCTACCGCAGTTAAATTGGCGTTTGTTCCACCATACGCTAAAGCAATAATTCCAGCGTTCCATGTGCCTGTTGTTACTGTTCCAAGGGTTGTTAAGCTTGTAGAACCGGCTAATGGTGATGCGCCAACGGTATTGTAAGAAATAGTTTGGGCGGCAGAACCATTAAATGTTGTGCCAGATGCGGCGCCTGTTCCGCTGTTATTAAATGTAACGGAATTAGCGACACTTGCGGCTTGACCAGTTGTATTGCCTGTACCACCGTTTGCAATATTTAAAGTACCAGCAAGCGTTACAGCACCAGTTGAAGGTGAAGAAGGTGTAAATCCAGTTGTACCGGCGCTAAATGATGAAACATTAGTTGGCAAAGATACCCATGCTGGAATACCGCTAGATAAAGTTA